GTTGGAAGTAGATGGAAGATTACTACAGGAATACGAATTACATGAATCAAATATAACAAAAGCTCATTCAATTAAAAGATTTGTTTTTGAAAATGAAGTTGAGCAAACAGAAATTTATCCAGATCATAAACCAAAAATAATAAGATTCGGTAAAAGTAGATTACCTGAAAGAAACTTTGATACAGAATAATATTGTTTGAGTTTTTTTGAAAATATATATCGTTGTATATTATTTTCTAATTTTTATTTTTTAAACAAGGGAAAACATAATGGCTAATAGAAGTACATTTCTTTCAGCTGGTGTTTATACAAGAGAATTTGATCTATCATTTCTCCCAGAACAAATTCCAGCAGTAGGTATGGCAGTTATAGGACCAACCGCAAGAGGTCCGGCATTAGTTCCAACTGCAGTATCAACATATAGTGACTATGTAAGATGGTTCGGTGACGTATTTTCATCAGGATCAGGAGCATCGGAAGCTGAATACAAATATTTAACAACATATGCAGTTCAAGAATATTTGCGATGGGGTGAAGTTGTGACAGTTGTAAGAGTTTTAGCAGGTTCATATCGTCCAGCATACAGTAATGTATTGTCAAAAGCAGGAAAAGAAGCAAATTCATATACAACATCAGATATGTCATTTAGATTATATGCATTGACCGATGGTGAAATTACAAATAGTGGACAGGAACGAGCAGCTACATCAGGATCTGGTTTAGCTTCAGATAACAGTGCTGATGGTGTTTTAGTGTCTGGTTCACAATATAATTTAAGATGGGAAGTTGCTAATGTAGACGTAGATAGAGGTACATTTAACCTTTACATTAGACGTGGTGATGATTATGATTTCAGAAAAGTCATTCTTGAACAATATGTTGACTTGACATTAGATCCTAATGCAAGTAATTATATCGGAAAAGTGATTGGTGACCAAGTATATTCATTACGTTATGATTCAAGTGGCGAACCTTATTTAGAGTTGTCAGGTTCGTATCCAAATAGATCACGATTTGTTAGAGTTGAAGTATTCAAAAACACTTTGAATTACATTAAAAATGATGGTACGGTTCGTGACTATGCATTAACAGGTTCATTACCAGCAGCTATTTCAGGCTCAACAAGTGTGGCAGTTCCATTATCAGGTACATTTGCATTTGGTAGTGATGGAAATGTTTCACATCCTAAGAGAATGTATGACAAAATAACAAATACAAATACACAAGGATTGAATCCGGCATCTGCTTCATATGGTCAAACAGCATACCAGGATGCAATTGATATTCTTGCAAACAAAGATCAATTCGATTTTGATTTATTAGTAACACCAGGTTTGATTGATAACTTCCAGGATCATGCTAAATTAATTACTCGTGCAATCAATATGGTTGAGGATAGAGGTGATGCATTTTATATTATTGACCCAACATACAAAGGTTCAACTGTAGGTCAAGCAAGAGCAGCAGCTGAAGCACGTAATACAAATTATGGTGCATACTATTATCCGTGGGTTCAAATTTCAGATCCTGATTTGGGAGGTAACTATTGGGTACCACCTTCAGCAATTGTACCTTCAGTATATTCATTTAATGATTATGTAGCAGAAAAATGGTATGCTCCTGCAGGTTTGAATCGTGGTGGACTAGATATGGCTATTCAAGCTGAACGTTTGATGACACAAAATGATAGAGATAATTTGTATCTTAAATCAGTTAATCCGATTGCAACATTCCCAAGAACAGGTGTTGTTGTATGGGGTCAGAAGACACTTCAGAAGAAAAAATCAGCATTAGATCGTATCAATGTACGTAGATTATTAATTGCTGCAAAACGTCACGTTGCAAATACTTCTAAATATTTAGTATTTGAACAGAACACGAGAGAAACACGAACTAAATTCTTACAAATCACTGAACCATGGTTTAATAATGCAAAACAAAAGCAAGGTTTATATGATTTCAGAATTGTAATTGATGAAAGGAATAATACACCTGATGTAGTTGATAGAAATGAAATGCGAGCTCAAATTTATTTGAAACCAGCAAAAACTGCTGAATTCATTATAGTTGATTTCTTTGTATTACCTACAGGTGCAGCGTTCCCAATTGATAACGATGTATAAAAATATATAAAGATGGGGAATGAAAAATTTCCCCATCCTTATATTTATAATAAAATTAAAGAAGGAAATAAAAAATGAGCTTCAGAGGTAAATTTACTCAATTTGAACCAGCAGTAGCATTTAGATTTGCTATCACATCTCCTAATTTAGGAAATGGTGCTCCTTATCTATGTAAAGCAGCTGGTACTCCTAAATTAGATCAAGGCGAAATTGTCATTGATTATGTTAACACTGATTTTAAAGTAAAAGGTAAATCACGTTGGCAAGATATAACAATTAGTATGTACGATCCTATTGATAATACAGAAGGATCTGTTGCAGTACATAATTGGATTAAACGACATCATGATTCAGAATCTGGTGTTGATGGATTTGCATTTTCACAGTACAAAGAAGATATGACATTAGAAGTGTTCGGTCCGGACGGATTCACTTATCAAACATGGAAGTTATACGGAGCATTTATTAGTGCAGTTGATTGGGGTGATATGGACTGGGCAGGTGAAGATGCTAAAACGATTGAACTTACTATTAAATACGATTACGCAGTATTATCATAAAAACGGAGTCAAATAATGACAGAAACAACTAAATCATTTATCAGGCATTTTCTAACTGTATTGGGTACAATTTTTGCTTTAGTAGGATTGAATAACTGGGTTCCAGTGTTAGAATATTTAAATCAATCATTAGACACTTTATGGGCAGCCCTTGTAACAGTTGTTGGATTCGCAACTACACTTTTTGGATTTTTTAAAGACAAAGATCGGTTAGAAAAAAAGTAATTAATTAATTAAAATAATTTAAGTAAAGCGATTGAAAATTCAGTCGCTTTTTTTATTTATAATAGAATCTAAAATGATATTTATTATTGATAAGTTTTAAAAGGAAATAAGTTATGAACAAGTTAGGTACAGTAGATCACGTCAATTCTGGAAACGATGATTTGAATTTGAGTTCACCGCAAATCGTTAAGCACGATTTAAAAACAGGTGAAACTGAAATAATAACAAACAATTTACAGCAAAATATAGTTACATCTGATATACAAACTGAAATAGTTGAATTGCCTTCGAAAGGATTATTGTATCCATCAGATCACCCATTACATAAAGGCGTGATTGAAATTAAATACATGACTGCAAAAGAAGAAGATATATTATCAACACAGTCGTATATTAAACAAGGTATCGTATTAGACAAATTATGCGAATCGATTATAGCGACAAAAGGTGTTAAATTTAATGATTTGATAATTGGTGATAAGAATGCAGTGCTATTTGCAGCAAGAGCATATGGATATGGTCCTACATACCAAACTGTTGTAAAATCAAATGATGGTACTGAAATACCAATTGCTATAAATTTAGAAGAACTACCATATACTGAAATTGATGAATCATTAATAACTCCCGGTGTTAATAAGTTCACTTACACTTTACCGAGATCACAAAAAACAATAGAGTTTAAATTATTGACAGTTGGTGACCAGAAAAAAATTGATGATGCTATCAAAAATATGAAAAAAATGGGACCCAATTATCCAGTTCAAAATTTAACGATGCGTCTTAAATATATGATATTGTCAGTTGATGGTAATACAGACAAAGGTGTTATTAATACATTTATAGATAATATGTTAGCAGTGGATTCTAGAGCATTCAGAGAATATGTTGCTAAGATACAACCTGATGTCAATTTAGAAGTAGAAGTGGAGGATCCTAATACTGGAGAACCATTTCGTAGTAGTTTTGAAATCGGAGTGGATCTTTTCTACCCAGACTATAAGAAATAGAACTCAGATACCAATATCTTCTGACGAAACTTTATTTGGTGTTACAATCGAATACATGGAGACGATGTATAATCAAATATTTGATTTTGTATTTTATAGTGAAGGCGCATTCACATTTACAGAAGTTAAATCATGGCCAATTTGGCTCCGGACACATTATGTTAACAGGCTATCGAAAATATTAAAAGAGCGGTCTGAAGAAATGCGTAAAGCCAACAATAGAGCGAAATCTAGACGAAGATAAATACAAGTGAATTGATATTTATTTAAAAAGAATATCACAATGAAATCATTATCATCATATATAACTCAACTGCATGAAGGTATCGCATCAAAAATAGCTGCGAATGTAATAAAGATGTTATTGATGCCTAAATTTAAAAAGGAATTTAGCAATTTAGAAAAAAAATTGAATGACCCTGCAATGAAAACTTCATTGATGCGATACCATAATAAAATGAAGGATATAGAAGAAAGGTTGAATAAACTTTGCAAAACGGATCCGAACTCACATCTATGTTCTGACGAAATGAAACGAATCATTCTGCACAAATCTAAAAAATAAAGGTGATGAATGGGTCTTCCTAATAATCAAAACAATACGAAAAATCAAATTGAAGTATCAAAACAGATAACTGACTCTGTTAAAAATACACAAAATGCAGTAGAAAATCTTGCTGCGATTGTAAGAGGTATTGAATTAAAATTGATAGACCCAAAAGATCAAGCTAAATTTGAAAAATTTTTAAGTATAGTTTCAAAGACTGAATTTTCAAATTGGTCTGAACTTAATAAAATTTTGAACTTGTCAATTGGTGATTTGGCAAAATTCAAAAATGAACAAAAAGAAATTTCTAAAAAAACTGAAAAGGAATTAAAAAAACAAATAAAACTAGATGAACTTGGAGAAGATTCTTTAAAACGACTTGAACGTATAAATAAAGAATACACAATTCAAGAAAAAAGTTTAGATAAAATATTTGATTTACAGGAGAAAATTTCAGAAGTGATGAGCTCAAGTGAATCAATAGGTGAGCGCATAAACTCCCAGTTTGATTCATTAAGCAAATTGCAATTGGATATAGTTGCAAATAATTCATTAGTAAATAAATCATATAAAGAAATTACTGATAACGCAACTGCCAATTTTCAAGAATTGATTCGATCGATGGCTGACTCAGATGTACCAAACCCATTTGAAAATATGATGGGCTATTCTCAAGGTAAAGCAATAGGTGTTATTGAAGGTATCAAGGCTGAATTAGATGATATGGTTAAGCATTTCAACAGCTCTGAAATAAATTTTCAATTCAGTGATGCGCAAAAAGCCTTAATTGAATTAGCAGAAAACACAAAAACTGAGTTGACATCTTCATTTGATAATATGATTGAATATCTTGCTAAAAAAGGTGGGATTGCTCCTGAATTAGCTGCTAAAATAATACAAGATACTCAAGAAAGTATGAAAGGTTATGAGGGAGTGCAAATTCTTACAGATGAGGAGGCGGCAAAAGTTGAACAATTGTATTCTCGATTACAAGCGGCAGGTGATACGACTTTTCAATCTTTTGTATTGTTAGCAGCTAAAACTAAAACTGAAACAGATCTGTTGGCAGATTCCCTTGGGGAAATTACAACAAACATGAAAATTGTAGCACCTCAAGTACTTAATACTATAAAAGGTAGTACTTCAGTAATGTTAGCATCTGTTCATTCATTACAAGGTACAGTAGACAGTTTTATGCCAAGTTGGTTGAGCCAAACATTAGAAATAGATAAAGCATTTGAATCAGTTAAAAACGGAATCGATGCAGCAGGCCAACAAATGGTATCAACCTTAATGCAAGGCGGTTCAGCAACAGAAGCATTGAGTGCTGGATTTGGTACATTACGAACATCAATTACTGCAGCAAATGCAGCAATATTAGCGAACCCTATTTTATTATTAGTCGCCGGAGTTGCTGCATTAGTTCCATTTGCATTATCAGTTGAAAATTCAATAAAAGGAATTTCAGAAAAACTTGGGGTATCTAGGGCTGAAGCTGCAAAGATGCACAAAAGTATGTTACAAATTCAAGCATCGTCTAATGGTATATTGATTACTCAAGAAGACATGACTGGTATTTTAGAAAAACATAATGAAATATATGGTCGTACTTTAGATTTAAATAATAAAGGAAATCAAGAATCAATCAAATTTGCATCTGCATTAGGAAGGCAATATGGAATGGCTGCCTCAGAGGTATATGCAGCTAGTCAACAACTACAACAAGCTGGAGCATCTCAGGAAACTGCCGATAATATTATGGCATGGGGCGCAAAAGCAGCAGATTTAGCAGGAATACCATTTAAAAATATAACAAAAGATTTAGCAGAAAGTTCAGAAGAAGTTGCATTATATTTTAATGGCATGCCTAAACAAGCAATGAAAGCAGTCATTCAAATTCAAAAAATGGGGATGACTTTAAAATCAGTGGGTAAAGTTATGGATAAATCACTGAATATCGGTGGATTTATGAAAGACATGACTGAACTTACAATTATGACAGGTGGTTCGGCTAATTTAGGTAAGTTTTTCGAAATGCGTCATTCAGGAGCAGATGCGGCACAATTAGCTGAAGAAATTGCTAACCAATATGATAACATGGTAGCATCAGGTCAAGCTAATGAATATACTATGCGAAAATTTGCAGAAACAACTGGTATGTCAGTTGAAGAATTGCAAAAAGGTGCAAAGATACGCCAAATGCCTAATCAACTATCAAAAGAAGAGGCAGCTGTATTACAAGCACATTTAGGAGATTTATCTGATAAAGCATTAGCAGATGCAAAATCAATGAAAATGGCTGCTCAACAATTGACAACTACTGAAAAATTAGATGCAGCTTGGAACGAAATAAAATCAACATTATCATTAGCAATATTACCATTAGCAGAATCATTATCAGCAGTGATGGGTGGATTAGCTCCGGCTATAAAACTACTTATCCCTGTATTTAAATTTTTAGTTGCTATGGTTAAGGGAATGGTAATGCCATTTCAAGTCATATCAACTTTATTTACAGAAGGTTGGACTCCTGCAGTGGAATCTTTCAAAAAATCTTTCGGTGAATTAAATGGTCCATTAAGTTTAATAAAATGGACAGCAGTGGGAATTGGGGCAGTTATATCAACATACTGGGCAGTAGGAAAAGCAAAATCATTTTTTGGTGTAGTGAGTGATGGGTTCAAGGGTATTGCATCTACCGCAAGTTCATTGAAAGATAAGATCATGTCTGCATTTGGCAAAAAATCAGCAGCTGCCGCCACTGATTCAGTTGGAAGTACATTAACAGAATCAACTAAACCTGCTGCTGAAACTACTAAAAAAACAGTTGATAACGTTAGTAACGTAAAAGAACCTCAAAGCTCAGGAGCAAAAATAAAAGAATTCCTTACTAATTTAGCAGAAGGTTTAAAAGCAATGGCTGGTGCTGAAGTACTGAAAGGTGCTTTAAATTTAATTCCTGCTAGTTTAGGTTTAGTAGTCATGATTCCTGGGGCATTAGGGGCTAAATTATTAAGTACCATTGATGGTGAAAAATTAAAAACATCACTTCAGGGCATGGCTTCTGGTTTAGAATCAATGGGCACTGGTAAAGTTATGATAGGATCGTTAGCATTAGTAGTTGCATCATTAGGATTTATTGCAATGATTCCTGGTGCTATTGGAATGGGATTAGTTGCATTGTTAGGCGCCCCTACCGCAGCTGGATTGACTGCATTAGCTGCAGGAATTACAACATTTGGTACTGCTGTGATGTCGGGAGTAGGCGCAGTAGGATTGTTGGCATTTGTAGGTGCAGCTATGGGGCTTGCATATGCATTAAAAGTGGCAGCACCAGGTATAGCAGCATTCGCACCAATTATAAAAGCATTTGGTACAATAATAACTTCAGTTTTTAGTGGGTTGAGTACACTAGTGGAAACTGTCGCAACATCATTTGTGATGCTTATTGATAAATTCGCATCATTAGAACCGACGTCTTTATTTGCAGCTGCGGCAGGTATAGGTGCAATTGCAATAGCATTAGCAGGATTTGGCGGAGGGTCAGCAATCGCAGGTATTGGGTCAGCAATAGGTGAATTTTTTGGTGGAGATCCAATTGAAAAGTTAACTAAACTTGGTGAATTAGGACCTAAATTGCAAGTTACATCAACTGCTTTAAATTCTGTAAGTGCAGCAATTAAACAATTTTCAAGCATTGATGGTGAATCATTAAATTCAGCAGCAGATGGTGTTTCTAAATTAGGTGAAGCTTTAGCTACATTTGGTGCAGGGTCTGCTATGGAAGGTATTGGGTCAGCAATAGGTGAATTTTTTGGTGGTGATATATTTGAAAAACTGAATAGTTTTGCATCAATTGGAAGCAGTTTGAATGAAACTGCTATGGCTATATTGAGTTTAGCTTCAAATTTAGATTTATTAAACACATCACTTTCAAACTTAAATGTTGATAAATTAAATAGTATTAAAACGGGATTACCAGAACAGACTACAGTAACTGGAACAATAAAAAATAAATTTACTTCACTTTTTGGTGAAGATGAAGCATCGCTCACAAGTCCGAAAGTTGATAGTATATTAAATACAACTGCACCAAATTTGGCAGCAGTGAAAACTGAATATGATGTTGCTAAAAGTGGAATGGTTACAAATAATACTGCGACAAATCAATCCACAACAATTACTCAAAATGATACTTCAACTAATGGAATACATACAACAATGAAACAGCTATTGGGTATGCTTGAAATGTATGCAAACAGACCAGTTATAGTTCAAATAGGAGATTTGGAATTGAAATCATTGAATCAAAAATTAAAAGTGTATAACAATAGATAAATATAAATAAAAGAATAAATGGCAGCTACATTTAGACCAGGAGGTACAACATTTTCATTCTCATCAATCCCGCCATCTGGAGAGGGTGTAATTGTAAATTTCCGGGCGCATTTGACTAACATTAGTGATTCATATAATGGTCAGTGGAATGAACATATGGATATGGGTAGAGGGGATCCAAAGTTTATGTATTCACAATATAGTCGAACTTTAAATTTATCATTTATGTGTGTAGCATTAGATCCAAGTGAAAATACATTATGGTTAAAAGCTATAAATCAATTGACACAAATGACTAAACCAGAATATTCGGCAGGATTAGGATTTAATGGTGTATTTTGTGATTTAGTAATTGGTAATTTTATTAAGGAACGTGGATTTTTGAATAGTGTTACTGTGTCTGTTGATAATGAATCTCCATGGATTTCTGATGTTCCAATAGTTCTGTCAGTAGATGTGGATTTTAGAGTAGTGGGAATGTCTAAACCTAGTTATGGCGCTGGTGGTCAGGGGGGTTTAGGAAATAAAGAAACTGGATTAGGTAAAACTAGATAGGAATTATATGCAAAGATACGACCAAATAATAGGAAAAATATCAACAAATAATTCAGGTATCCAACGTTATGAATCGATTCGTTATCCTAAGTTTGAAGTTAAACCTAGTGACCAATATGTAATTACTAAGGAAATGGACAGACTGGATTTGATAGCTTATGATTTTTATAATGATACCACAAAATGGTGGATTATTGCAAGGGCAAATAATTTACCAGGAGGTAGTCTTCGAGTTAAAGCAGGAACCCGATTACGTATACCATGGCCATTAAGTGAATATAATTTATTAATTTTAACACAAAACTCACAGTTTTAATATGGCAACTCCCTATAGACAAGTTTTTACAGATGATGCACTTAGTAATTTAAGTTCGAGATTGGCAACATATCAGAATGGGTTATGGATAAATGCAGTGAACAGAAATCCTGCTTATTGTGTTGTAACTGGTGAAGGGGTCACTGTACCACAAGATACAATAAGTTTTGAATCTACATACAGTAAAGGGGACTTTAGAAAAGCTGATCCATTATTGAAATCAGTTACAATAACGCAAAATGCTTCAGGTGATACAAAATTAATAATTGAAGCTGATGTAACAATTCAATGTCATACAAAAACTCAATTTGAAAAGTTAGAAACTGCATTTTGCAAAAATGGTAAGTTAGTCAGTTTCACATGGGGATATAAAAATCCTAGGGGACCAGGATATGGTTCAAAAAGTATAGATGGTTTTACTGTATCTACATATAGTTTCAATACTACCCCAGAGGGATTTTGGATTATAAATTTTAAAGCGATAGCCCCTGGAATCACTATTGAGCAATTAGCTGTAAATTTTAAAGTGGATACTAGCAAAAAGAGAGAATTTAAATTAGAGGGTAAAACATATCCTGTATCCAGTTTAATTGAACTTATAACATACTGGGCCCAGGCAAATGGACAACGGGCAATCGATGACGCTAAAAATGGTGAAGTTATAAAACCTGATATGGGAGTTGGTGCAATTGTGATTTATGATCCGGAGCACTTACATTCAAAAGATGGTATCGCAGGAGGTATAGCTCGTGTATTAGATGCTTCTCAAAATAATGAAACTACAAAGACTAATAATATAGTTTATATTACTTTGGAAACTTTAATTGAAATGATAAATAGAGAATTGTTGCCAGAATATGGTAAAACTGTAACAGCTGAACAGAAAGCTGAATTCAATAAATTAAAGTTAAAATTCCATTCAGAGTACAGTTTTTCATATGTAGACACTGAATGTAGGTCCGCAATGCCAACAAAGGTATTAATTTTAGGCGCAAATGATATTGGTAATTATAAAAATGAACAAAAAAAAGGTAAAGATTTTTTAGAAGGCGTTACCAATCCAGCAGCAATCACAGCTGCAACAGCAGGACCGATTCCTGGTCGTAATACAATTGATTTGAAAAAAATATTAATTGAACGTACAGTTGTTTTATCAGCATTGAGCGCAGTTTTCAAAGAGGATAAACCAGCTGAAAAAATAAATGCGAAAACAATACAGGAAGGTTCAGTTAAAATCAAAGAGGTATTTCAAAAAATATTTCAAGCAATAAAAGAGGCGACTGGGGATACTATTTCATTAGTTTTAAGTATGAGTCCTGAAGTATATACAAAGGGAGCAAAATCTGCATATGATTTATATGTGTTTGATGAAAACAACGGGTACACTTCAAGACAAGAAGTCTGGGTGTTGAACCCAATTGATGGCGATGGTACAACGAGATCATGCGAGATAAAATCTGAGGTCGGATCTGAAACGTTCCAAGCTGCAGCCTTTTCAGCTACATTAAAACAAAATGACGCAGTTTCCGAGGCTAATGGTGAAATACAAAATGGGACTAATGATGGTAGATCGAAAAATTATAAAGAAGCAAAACAAAAAATTAAAGAAATAATAAAATCGCCAGGTACATTAGGAGATTCGGCATTTGATAATACTCATATGCAAGCATTACGAGATCAATTGAACACACTTCGACATGGTGCACCAGAATCAAAAGGTTCGGATTTGATGATATATCCTGGTTTAGGAATTACAGCAGAGTTAGATGGGATTTGGGGAATTCATCCTGGGTGTGGTATATTTACAACTCAACTTCCAATGAAATATAGAAATAATAACACATATTTTTTTGTAAGTTCAGTGACGCAAACATTTTCAGGTGAAAGTTCAGATTGGTCTACTAAATTAGAAGGTATGTTGACAATGTTTAAAGAAGTAGATTATAAACCATAAATACTATGTATGTAACTAAACCATATTATCCAATAGGAAAGATACAAACTGGAAAATATACTCCAGGAAATGAATTTGTATTTGATGATGCAGATCAGGAAGAATATATTGGATTATATCATTTATTACCGAATGGTGATTATTGGACAGAGGCTACTCCGACTGATGCATCAAAAAAACTTACTAAAAAACGTTTTGAATTTTCAAATGATGTGAAAGCGTATAATAAAATAAATGGAGTGTCTCAATCTAATTATACATCACCAGTGCCGTTTATCCCTATTGTAACTAGTTCAGATTATTCTACAGGATATATTTTCAGATATTTTGTTCAAAAGCGAAATAATCCCAGTAGGACAATTCAAGAAATAAATTCTGAACAGTACAATACATTGAATATTCAAAATCGTGTAGGATTAAACATGGTAACATGGAATTATGTTGAGATAAAGTGGACATTAACAACTGAATTTGCTAAAACACTGAATTTACAAGAGATACAACGAGCAGAACAAAATGGTTTTGTTAATCTTTCAAAATATTTAATCAATCCTTTGGAATTTTGGAAATAAATACTTATATTTGGGTATGATTTTCTGTACCCATTATAATGATATTGATTGGGATAGTATTGCTGATAATACTAAACTGGCAATTCCTATATTGTCAGATCATCAAAAACATAGATGTGAAAACAGAATAAGTTTCATTTATTTATATGATTTTGACACAGAAACAGAATATGTAATTGGATGCAATCACAATGACCTAGAAAAGAATGACGCTGCTTGGATTTCTCAGGTCAACTGGGGCAGTGTATTGTTTTCATATAAAAATGCAGTGCTGAAAGACTATGGTGTGGATTCATGGGACATTGATATATGTTATTGGTTACAATACAATACACCATTAGAAATTGGGTTATCTGATGATATAACAACATATCATAAATGGTACAGGATGATACATAATGTAAATGACATTGTACCGATAGTTTCATATATTGAATATTGTCAAAACATAGTAGACAATTTTAAAGAATGCTTATTAGATATTCAATTTGATAAAACCTTAAATTTTTACAATAATATAGTATTAGACAATTTTAGGCAAATTGAAAATAGTGGGATTGAAGTTGATTCTGAAATAGTAAAAAAGTTTTTCAATAAACCTGCTGATATATTATATTCTCAATATTTCCCGTACACATCAACAGGACGTCCTAGTAATAGATTTGGAGGAATAAATTTTGCAGCCCTAGAAAAAACAAACGGGGTCAGAGAAATGATTAAAGTTAAAGGTCCTGATAAATTTTTAATTGAATATGATTATGATAGTCACCATGTTAGATTGGTTGCAAAATTAATTGGTTATCAATTACCTGATGGTAACTTGCATGATTATTTTGGTAGACAATATTTCAATACACCAGTATTGACTGAGGAGCAATACAACGAATCAAAAGGAATAACATTTAAAATGTTATATGGCAATATAACTCCTGAATACGCAGACATAAAATTTTTCAAGTTAGTGCATCAGTATAGAAAAGAACTATGGGCTGAATTTAAACTTAATGGATTTATAGACGCGCCATTGACAAAACGAAAAATATATTATAAAAATTTTGAGGATATGGCTCCGAATAAACTATTCAATTATGTATTGCAAGGGTATGAAACTGATGTCAATAATCTAATGTTAAGTAAAATTCTCAAATATTTATATCAAAAGAAAAGTAAGTTGATACTTTACACGTATGATTCATTTCTTTTTGAATATAATACTATAGATGGTAAAGAATTCATTAATGATATAGGAAATATTTTAAATCATTATGGTATGAAAGCGAGTTGGAAAGTTGGTAAAAATTATAATCAAATGAAAAAAATAAATACGAAACTGAAATAATGAAGGGAAATGAGTGAAGACGAACCTATTATGCACATTTGTACATAAAAATGATTTACAATTAGTTTTAGATCTTATACAGAAAACATATGAATTAGACTCTGATGTGATTTTTATTTTAAGTAATGTTGATAAACCATATCAGTATTATTGTACATATAACGTAGTCGGGCAGTATGAATTGTCACCAAGTACAATATTGATTCATAGAAAATCAGATACAAATACACTGTATACTATTAATGCAATGAATCAGATAATAAAAAATGTAAACAACGGAATATTGGATACGACGTATCAATTGAATTGGGATAATTACAAAAATTCAATGATACTTATTCAAAATGATGAAGTTATACAAATAAATCTTAAATTAGAGAAAATAGTCAGATTGTAATAAAAAAATGGGTGTTAACCACCCATTTCATTATCTAATAATCTTAAAGCAACTTTATCATTACCAAATGCTTTTAATCTATCTACCCAAAAAGTTGTTTTTGCAATTTCATCAACTTGTTCTTTCAAAAACTTTTGAGCAAGATTCAATGTCATATAATCGCCCTCTTCTTGAGCTTTTTGAGCGAATTCTTGACATTGTGCAGTTATTTTCAATTCATGTTTATATGAATCAACTATGACTTGTGGTAATCCTGTTATATTGACATCTGGTTTGTCTAACTTAGGAACATCAGGTAAAATGTTCAAATCTTGTAGATACTGGTACGACCAGCCAGCGTGCTCTAATTCCTCATTAGAATATTTTTTCCATAGTTTACCAGCACCAGCATACCCATTCACATCTAACCATACACTCATTGCGAGATATAAACGTGAAGACATTTCTTCTTGCTCAATTCTAAAATTGACAAGTTTAATCATTTCATTACTTATTACAGCCATCTTTATTCCAATTTTTTGTATATATAAATATATAAACTGGAATTATTTTTAAAAAAAATATGAATTATTTGGAATTATCAGAAACATTTACTATATTAACATCATTATTAACAATTAAAAAAGTGATTTATGGATTTAAACAAAATCAGAGAACGATTGGACTCGTTCAACAAACAAAGCAAGCCGTCGGGCTCAAAACGAATTTGGAAACCTCAACCCGGGTCACAAGTAGTACGAATTGTTCCTTACATTCATGAAAGAGATTGGCCATTCCTAGAACTGTATTTTTATTATGATTTCGGCAAAAGAACAATTATTGCTCCACAAAACTTCGGTGAGCCGGATCCTGTACAAGAGTTGGCAGACAAATTAAAGTCAACAGGTGAAAAGGAAGATTGGCAATTAGCAAGAAAAATTGAACCTAAAATGAGAACATATGTTCCTGTTATTGTTCGAGGTAAAGAATCTGAAGGAGTTAAATTCTGGGGATTTGGTAAAACAATTTACACAGAACTTCTTTCTATCATTTCGGATCCTGATTATGGTGATATTACAGACTTAATCAATGGTCGTGACATTGACGTAGAATTTACTCCGGCAGAAGGTGGTGCATATCCTAAAACAGCAATTCGTGTTAAGCCAAATACACAACCTGCAACTGAAGACAAAGAGATTGCACAAAAAATCATGAATCAACCTGAGATTACTGATTTATTTCCAGAACCATCATATGAAGAATTAGAAAAAGCATTAGCAGAATGGATGAATCCAGAAAATGCAGATTCAGATGTAGAAGAAACTCAAGAACACGCTCCAGCAGCTGCTCCTAAGACTACGGCTCCTGCAGCAAACAAAGTAGATGATGTTGCATCTGCATTTAATGATCTTTTCAATTAAGGAGTTATAAATGGCAAAGAGTAAAAGCAAACTAGAACTGGAAGATGCGTTAGCAAACACCTTAGCAGAAAGTATTAATAAACAGTTTAAAGGTCAAGCATTAAAAACAGCATTCTTTCTAGATGGTGATGATGATGCACCTAGCAATGTTAAGGATTGGATTTCATCAGGTTGCGATTCACTCGATTTAGCAATTTCAAATCGCGCCCATGGAGGTTTTCCCGTTGGGCGCATCACTGAAATTACCGGATTAGAAGCATCGGGTAAATCTTTATTAGCATCACACGCATTAGCAGAAACACAGAAAAAAGGTGGGTTAGCAGTATATATAGATACAGAATCTGCAACTAGCACTGAGTTTCTTCAAGCAATTGGTGTTGATTTAAAAACTATGTTATATGTTCCATTAGAAACAATTGAAGAAATATTTGAAACAATTGAAACTATAGTTGAACAAGTTCGTAAATCAAATAAAGACCGTTTAGTTACAATTGTAGTAGATTCAGTAATGGGCGCATCGACAAAAATCGAAATGGCCGCTGAATATGACAAAGATGGTTACGCAACAAGCAAATCAATTATTCTTTCAAAGGCAATGAGAAAAGTTACAAACTGGATTGCCCGTGAAAATATTTGTCTAATCTTTACCAATCAACTTCGAACAAAATTAGGGGTATCATTTGGAGATGCTTGGACTACGTCAGGTGGTAAAGCAATTCCGTTTCATGCTTCGGTTAGATTGCGTTTGAAAAATACGGGTATGATTAAAGCAAAGAATAATGGCGTTGAGCAAGTTGTCGGAAGTAAAACTGAAGTTCAAGTTGTTAAGAATCGAATGGGTCCTCCACATCGCAAAGTAAATTATGATATCTACTATGATAGTGGTATTGATAATTACGGTGGTTGGTTAGAAATCATGAAGAAATTTGATTTAGTTAAACAGGCTGGAGCACATTATACATTGGAAGATGTAGATCACGAAACAGGCGAAGTGTTTGGAGAAATTAAATTTCAATCAAAAAACTTTGTAGAAAAGGTTATTGAAAATAAAGAAGTTAAAGATCGTTTATATCATCGGATCTGTGATGCATATATTTTCAAATACCAAGCAGGCATCGATGGCGGCATTGATGATGTTATTATAGATGAATCAGTTATAGACGAAGAAGGCTAATGAACAAGTATCAAGAGCTCTTTAAAAAGTTACAAGAAGAAAAGGTAAACACCCCATCGGATGTCAATGATCATATCATGGTATTCGATGGGTTGAATACCTTCATCCGTGCCTTTGGAGCAACACCCTCAACAAATGAAGATGGAGATCATATCGGTGGCATCACCGGATTTTTATTTTCTATAGGTAAAGCAATACGCGATTTTAAACCTAGCAGATGTATAATTGTGTTTGATGGTAGAGGTGGTTCTGCCCGACGCAAAAAAATATATAGTGACTATAAAGGCAATCGAGCTAATAAAACCAGATTAAGACGTCATGACCATCAAAATTTTGCTACAATTGAAGATGAGCAAGAGGCAATGCGTTATCAGTTTAGTCGATTAGTCGCATACTTAGATAATTTACCGGTTACATTTATTGCAATCGATGGTATTGAAGCAGATGACACTATTGCATACATAGCTCAAATGTATGAAGAACAAGCAAAGAAGATTACCATAGTATCCACAGATCGTGATTTCTATCAATTAATTAGTCCGAGTTTACAAGTATGGTCTCCTATCAAAAAGAAAATGTATGACACTGATGCATTGCTAGAAGAGTTTGGAGTACATCCAAATAACTATGTAGTGTACAGAACATTTACTGGTGATAACTCCGACAACATACCAGGCGTCGATGGATTCGGCCCAAAGACCATTTTAAAGACATTTCCAGAACTAGCAGATGAACAAGAATTCACATTAGAAGATCTGCAGAAAAAATGCACAGACAAAATTCTTTTAAAAGAAGGTAAAAACTTTCAAAAGGTTTTAGATAGTTATGATATCATAGAAAAAAACTATGAATTAATGAACATCAAACTTTTAAATATTCCAGCCCAGAATGCTAGCACCATAAGAGGTATAATGCAACAACCTATACCTACTTTAAACAAAATAGAATTTCAAAGACTATTCATGGAAGATAAGATGTGGACTACAATGAAAAATCTTCCGGATTGGATGAATAGCACTTGGTTATCTTTGAATGCATTTGCAATGCAAACAAATAAAAAATAAACTTTGGATTTTATACGTAACTATTATATAATATAATTCATGACAGATAAATTAAGTGAATACGGTTGGGGCTTTCAAGTAAAAGTCTTAGCAGCAATGTTTACGGATAGAATATTTTTACAACAAATTGCAGATATTATTAGACCAGAATACTTTGAATCAGATGCAAATAACTGGTTGTTAGAAGTAGTATTAGATCATTTTCATCAATACAAAACACCTCCTTCAAAAGATGTGTTAAAAGTTAAATTAACTGAATTAAGTGATGATGGTCCTGAAGCTATATTAAAGACTGCAATATTAGAACAGCTCAAAGATGTGTTTCGTTTCATGGAAGCTGATGATTTGACATTTGTTAAAGATGAGATTCTTAACTTTTGCAAAAATCAGGAAATTAAACGAGCGATTATGGATTCAGTTAACCTGTTAAAAATGGGTAACTATGACCAAATCAAAAGCAAAATCGACACGGCTATGAAAGCTGGAGCTGACACTAATATCGGATTGGATTATAAAATTAATATTTCTGCCCGTTATGCTGAGGCGTCTAGACAAACTATTACTACAGGATGGGATGTTATTGATGATTTAATGGATGGAGGATTAGCACCAGGTGAGTTAGGAGTTGTAATGGCACCTGCAGGTATTGGTAAGTCCTGGTTGCTTATTAATATAGGTGCTAATGCAATTAAAGCTGGTCACACAGTTATACATTACACATTGGAGCTCAATGAGAATTATGTAGGGCAACGCTATGATTCTGTGTTAACTGGTATCAATGCTCAGAGTCTTAAGAATCATCAGGAGACTGTAGAAGAAAAAATGCAAACTCTACAAGGTGATTTAATTGTTAAATATTATCCAACTAAGTCAGTAGGGGTGATGGGACTCAAAGCTCACTTAGAAAAAACCATCATGTTAGGTAAAAGACCTGACCTAGTTATTGTGGATTATGGTGACTTATTGAAAATCAATGCAAAAAAGGACAAACACGAAGCCTTAGAAGAACTTTACGAGGAGTTACGTGGAATGGCAGGTGAGTATTCCATTCCTGTTTGGACCGCGTCACAAGCAGGTCGAAGTGCGTTAGAAGAGGATGTTATTGAAGCAGATAAAATTGCATCTTCATATGGTAAAGTGATGGTTGCTGACTTTTTAATGTCATTATCTAGAAAAGTAGAAGATAAGATGTCAGGCACAGGTAGAGGGCATGTTATTAAGAATCGTTTTGGCCCAGATGGTATTACTTTACCTAGTAAAATTAATACAAATAACGGTCAGTTTCAATTCTTTGAACCACAAACGACACAAGGTAAACAGACTACACAAGTTATGAAAACTGGTGAAAACATAATGAAGAAAAATTTAGCACAAAAGTTCAAAGATTTGGGCGGACAATTAGGATAAAAACATATTTATATGAAATTAGGCACGAACCAAAATTCGGTCCTTTTTTTGTCTAAAAACATTTATATTTAACAACAAGGAGATTACAAAAATGGAGATTTCAAACAAAATTTTGAGTGAAATTACGGTGTATATGAAATACGCCAAGTACATTCCAGAACTGCAAAGACGCGAAACTTGGGATGAATTAGTTACAAGAAACAAAGAAATGCACATAAAAAAGTATCCGGCTTTGACTGCAGAGATTGAAGAAGCTTACAAATTTGTGTATGATAAAAAAGTATTGCCATCGATGCGTAGTTTGCAATTTGGTGGAAAGCCGATTGAAATCTCTCCTAACAGAATTTATAACTGTGCGTATTTGCCAATTGATGATTATCGTGCATTTGGTGAAGCAATGTTTTTATTGCTAGGTGGTACTGGGGTTGGATATTCCGTACAAACACATCATGTAGAAAAATTACCAGAAATCCGAAAACCAAATCCGAAACGCACACGTAGATTTTTAATTGCAGATTCAAT